GGGCGGCGTGTCGATGATCAGATGCGTGATGCCAAGCGCCCGGGCACCATCGACGACCTTCGGAAAGTTCTCGAGCGTCGAACCGATCGCGCCAGGTTCAACACCGCCGCGCACGTTGTACCAAAGTTCTGCGGAGCCCTGGGGATCGAGATCGACGACGATCGCTTTCTCGCCGTTCTGGGAAGCGAGCACGGCAAGTTGAACGGAAAGGGTGCTCTTACCCGATCCGCCTTTTTGACTCACAAGCGACCAAACCTTCATGGCGGCGCCCACCCTTGAAAATGCTATGACAGCATGCTATAAGCTAAGTTAGCATGATAGAGTTATGTTAGCAAGCTAAGTTAGCACCTATCATAGTAACGTTTTCGTGAACTGTCAATGCAACCGGGGCGAAAGCCAGCAAAATGAGGGGTTATGAGGGCTAAATAGGACTTATGAGGGCAGCATGAGGGGTTCTAATGGTTGTCATATGAGCCTCTTGCACAACCCGAAGAGCGTCTTATGAGCCTCATAAATTCGACATACAATGCGGTGGATCGAGGGAATTATTCGAATCATCGTCGGCATTCCCGCCATCGGGTGTGTCATAGCGAGCTGTTATTTCGCCTTTGAGTTCGGGCTGACCCGCACGCCAGACGTCCAGGCGCAGATTTATTTCGGCTGGGGCGCCGTCGCTTTCGACGTCATGAAGACGATGCTTCCCGTCATCGGATCCCGGGCTGGGCCGGGGCCTCGTCGTGCCGCATGGATCGGCTTTGCGATGCTGACCGGGTTTTCTCTTTGGTGCGCGTTCGGCCTCAACGCGACGACGCTGGCAGAGAAGTTCTCAACGCAGAAAGCGGCCAGCACCGCGTTGACGGACGCCAAAACAGAACTGCAGAGGGCTCAGCAAGCCCGCGACCGCATTCCGGCCTTTACGCCGACCGAGCAGGATGGCGTCGACGCGGCAGAGCAGGCGGTCACAACGGCCAAGCAACAGAAAGAGGACGAGTGCGGTTCGAAGCGTGGCGGCCGTGGCCCGAACTGCCGCGATCGAGAGGCCGACGAGCGCACCGCTCTGACAAGCCTTGCCACGGCGCAGCAGCAGAAGGCTCTGACCGATCAAGCCAGGACCGCTGACGAGCGCATTGCCAAGGCTCGCGCGGCTCTGAAAAAGGTCGACGTCAAAACCGCTCTCAAAGAGGCCGACCCGCAATCGCAGAGCCTGCACGCCTTGACCGGCATCCCGCTCGAGATCATCCAGCTCATCAGCGGCATGTGGTGGGCGCTCTGCATTGAGTTCGGCTCTGGCGTCGGTTTCTGGCTCGCATTCCATACATCAGCGACACGTCGCGAGAACGTGTCGCCCAAAGTCGAAAACAGCGACATGTCGGCGGGGGTAGGTCCGCATGAGCCCGTCCGGCTCGTGCCGATGGTCGACACGCCGAACCAAGTCCGCGCCCGGTTCTTCAAAGAGGCGGTGCTGCCGGTCGGCGGCCAGCGTGTCGCCGGAGATCAAATTTATATCGCGTATCATCGCTGGTGCATCGACAATAAATTCGAGCCGATGACGCGGCAGAAGTTCGGAACCGATGTGCCCTGGCCTAAGCAGAACATCGGCGGCCGGATCCAGTACCTCGATGCGCGTTTGATTGAAGCCTACGCCGACAATTCGGCGCCGGCATTGCGTGTCGTCAACGGCTGAGGGCCATTTGCCCTGAGCGTGCCCTTTTTGAAAACGTGCGCCATGACGGCGCGCGAGTTCCCCAATGATTTCAGGGGATTTTGTTTGCCCTTTGCTTGCCCTTTGTTTGCCCTGCTGATCGCTCTCGCGAGAATCGGGCTAGGGTGCCGTGTGCGTAACCTGTGCAAGTCGTGTTGATAGTTGCGTGAGTTCCCAGAATGCAAAAACCCCGCTCGATGGCGGGGCGATGCAGAAACCGGGGATCGGCTCAGAAAGAGTGCTTGGCGGCTTCTTTCATGCGCTGATTCGGCGGGTTCTGTAAACGGGAAACTGCGCCCTGCCATCGGTCATGATTGGAGAACGTCATGCGCCCCACTTATCGGGCGAATGCCGCGCGCTTCCTTATGGACGATCGCGCCGGCTACGCGCCTCTTGACCGCAACCGCAAGGCAAGGCTGCTGCATACCGTCGAGGCCTTCGAACGCGCCACGAAGCGCCGGGGAGGCCGCAATGGCAACGTGACGCTCGTCGGTGTCGCGGTGCTCAAAGCTCTGCTGTTCGGTTTCCACAATTCGCAGAACGGTCGATGCAACCCGAGTTATACCGCGATCATGAAGCGGACAGGGCTCTGCCGCGCCTCAGTAGCAAAGGGGATCAAGATCCTCGAGGCGCTGAACATCATCGCAGTAACCAGAAGTCTAGCACGGCTCTGGCACAGTTCTGGCAGAGTTGTGGTCCAGCAAGCCTGTAATCGTTACGCTTTTCGCGAACTTCCGCGCCTAATTCCGGTAGAACTTCCGCCGATCTTTCGGCAAACCCCGCGAGTCTACGGCGCGAACAGGAATCCACAACCCATCGACATAGAGCCTCTTTCCTGGATGCAGAGGCCCAGTGAAGTGAGGTTTTCAGGGGATTGGAGGGAGCGGACGAGGGCGCTATTCACGAAAACGTGATCAAAACCGTTAACCATATATCAAATTATCGTCTTGGCAAGTTCTCAATCTTTGAGTATTGTCGACGGACGATGGAAACACACGCCACGACTGCGTTCGCTGCTTGGATGGATGCCAACGATCTTGACGATCGTCAGGCCTCTATTCTGCTTGGCTTGTCGCAAATCATGGTGCGTTACTTGAGGGAAGGCCGTCGGCCCGATGGCGAGAAATGCGTTCCGCAGCGCGATACGCGCTTGCTGATGCAGGCCGTCGCTGAGGGCCACGTATTTGAGCCCTATCCCATCTGAAATGAAAAAAGCCGCCAGGGCGTCCCCTGAGCGGCTTCTGTTTTGTCTGAGTCCGGTACTCGTGTTCTCAGTTGCGTAGATCGAAGCGGTTCCCGCCGCCAGATCCGTGTTTGTTCCCCAGTCGAGATTCCCGTCAGGACTAAGGAGATCGAGAGAAAAACAATATCCGTTCGCCAGAACAGACCATTGCGAAATCATCGGTATCACGAATCAGCGGATTCGTCAACAAAACCGAGACTTTTCCCTTGATCGCCTCTGGCCAGCGGCTCGCGCGCAAGCGCTTGTAGCCTATGCGTGGGGGCGACCGCCCAACTCAGTGAGTTGACCGAGCGGCCGTTACGATCGAGGGGGTGGGATTGAGAACTGTTCCCCTTCGTATGCCGCATTCGACTTTAGCTCCCAGAATGCGACGTTGATCAGGGCTCAGGGGTTGTCGGAACCCAATCACAAAACCGACGATCGCGACGGGGGAACTTCACGGGTAAATCCGGCCTCCGACCCGCCCGAAGGCTTCGACGAGCTGAGGGCATATCCGCCGCCAGGGATCGCAAGATCTTGAAGCGGTCCGACCGGAAGTTTTGTCGGCGTTTTGTAATGCGTATTCCGAGCGGAGCACAACGAACCCCAGCCCCTGTAATGCGTGGGGAGCGGCACCGGGGATGCCGAGAGTTGCAGACGATCGCAACGTCCTATGCCGGGTAAACGTCGCTGAAACATCGTCGCCTTCAAGTCTGGCCGCCGCTGGTCAGACGTTCCGACCCAAAAGAGGGGAGGGGAGGTAGCGGAGGCGAAGCTATGGGGAAACAGCAACTACAGTTCAGCGGCTTACGCCTCGAACTCGACGACGGAGGGGATGAAAGTTTTGGATGCCATTAGACCTTGGGCTGACAGTGCCGCACTTCACAAATGCGCGGAGCCCTAAGCGACCGCGCAAGATAAACAAGCGCAAGCGCCCGAACGGCCAGCGGCAACGTCACTTATCGGATCTCGAAACTGGCTTAGGATTTTCAAAAAAAAAGAAAAGCGATTTCGCATTTTTTCTGACGTGGATCCCATAGGTAACGAAACTGCCCGGCCCGCGGGGCATGCCCTGTATACCGGGCACTTTTTTGCCCGCCCGGCAGGGCACTTTCCGAAACACAACAATAAAGAGAGCAGCAAATAAAAATCGCGTTTTTTGTAATGATTTCAAGTCGAAGAGCGTCCCGCGTAACCAATGCAGGAATATCATCGCAACAATAGGACACCGAAAATGGCATTCGACACGTCTGCAAATATCCGCCTGGCGCGGCTCTATCGAAAAACGAGCAAATCCGGCAACGACTATTTCGTCGGCCGCATCGGCGGCGCCAAGGTGGCGCTGCTCAAATCGCGCGAAGTCTCAGAGGATGGCGGCGAGATTTGGGATGTGATGCTTTCGCCGGCAGCCAATACCGGAAACAATTACCGGCAATCATTTCCGGCAAAAAACGACGCCGCAATTCCTACGGATGACGCTCCGGCTCATGTAGAAATTACGGGCGAACGCGACGAGCCTATCGACGACTGCATTCCCTTTTGATGGCAGTTCCTGCGGTGACGGGAACACGGCCGACGACTTCCCGCCCTGACAGGAACTGACGCGCGATTGTTCCCGTCCCGGCGGGAACCTAATTCGCCTTGATCCCAATTTGCCTGCGGATCCTGGCTTGCTTTTTCGCGATATCAAGATCGCGACCCGCTGCGCTTTCGACGAAAAACCCCCTATCGAGATCAGGGACAAGAAAAAGCCCGAACTGTTGTGCGATCTCGATCGTAAGAAATTCGACCCCAACCGCCAACTCGGTCCCGCTGCACCCTAGAAGATCCTCAACGGTTTCCAACGCGATGAAACCGCCGGCTGGATAATGTTCCGCAATGTAAGCGGCAGCCTGTTCAACTGTCATTTTTTGCGCCCTGAGCCCTGCGCCTCAACGTGCGCCTCTAACGCCAACTCGATGTAAGTCGCCAGCGGCCGACGATCGGCAGCGGCCAGCTTGTCCAGAGCTTTCTTGAGCGACGGGCGCAACCGCAATCCCACACTTTCGCTCTTTCGTTCGATTTCTGACATTTGATAATCTTTGCTAGTTGACGTTGAACAATAACTAGCGTATAACAGCATCATTAAGCAATGTCAAGCAGCCCATGCCAGTGCACGAACACCGACATGGGCCTAACCCGAACAGAGGATATGACCCAATGTTACAGGCTAACGAGATCAATATCACACCGCAGAGCTTTGCGGCCGATCAATCACCCCTTTTCGACAGGGCGATCGCCGCCGAACGCCTCTGGCGTCAGCACGGCGCAATCAGCGGGAACACATCGCCAGCGGCTCCGGAATACGAGCGCGTCATGCTCGAAGACGAAGTGCTAGGCGACGCTTACGAGGCGCTGTTTCGCGAATACTGCGACTTCGCGATCGAGCATCCGTCACTGGAAACGCTCGGCAATGTCGTCGTTCTCTGGCGGCTGCGCTGTTGGGATTCCAACGATGAGCTTGGCGAAATGGCCGACAATTTCGAGGCCCGCGCAATCGCGCGCATCAGCGAGATCCTGACTGGGATCAAGCATTAAGCGCCGCCCGCCAACCCCGATTTTAAGGACCGCACCCATGCCTCGTATTGGACCATACCCGCAACTTGCTGGCGTCACGACGCGCCGCAACGCCATGAAAGCCGCCGCCGCGACCGCCGCCAGTGTCGCTCTCTCGTCGACGGTCATCGCCAGCGAACAGACAACCTGCGCCATCCGTTATGCAGAATATCAAAAGGCGAGAGCCATCTGCGCTGAAGCGATGGAGGCCCATATCGTCGCCAGTGGGCGCCGTGTGAAAATGACGCCGCCGGTACCGGCCGAACTGATCGTTCCGGTTCAAGCTATGTCCTACTGGAACGATATTGCGGTGTGCGTTGTCCCTGAGAGAGACCCGAACAAGCCGCTGCGCCGGTATTTCGACGTTACGGCGCTCGAGAAGTTTATCGGGGAGCACAGCCAGCCGGTGCCCGAACGAAAGTGGCACGTCATTCATGATGCGATCGAATATGCGCACAAGGCGCTGCCGGTCGCTCGCGAGCACAAGGCCGCAGTTGATCACGCGATGGACGCTAGCGGCGAGAATGCGGCTTGGACGGCCTATGAGACCGCCCATGACCGCGAGCATGATGCCGTGACAGCCCTGATGAACGCGCCGATCGAGCGGTTCTCAGACTTCCGCTTTAAGGCCAGCGTCATGCGTGATCTGCTCGACGACGGCCTTGAAGTCGAAAGCGAGACCGAGGATCTGACCAATCAAATCCTCGAATTTTTCGCGGTCGAAAGTTGAGTTGATACAACCTGCCCAGTCACTTCAAAGCCTCCGATCAGCCGGGGGCTTTTTTTGCGCATGAAAACAGGCCTGGAAACCGCCGCAGGCCGTGAAACGTGGCGTTTGATGAGGGAAGCGGTCGGGTGAAACCCGTCGGCTTTGACCGGACCCGTCGGGATAGAGCCGACCAGTCGCGCGAATCACTTTGTCAGCAGTCGGTGATTCACCCCGCGCGTAATCACAAAAACAACCGTCAAACAAGCCGGTTTCCACATCCGCGACGAATTGTCGCGATTTAAGGATTAGTTAGATATATCAATGCGTTGCGAGCGCTTAAAGGAGCTAAGCCATTGAAATGCGCACAAAAAAAGGCTGCGCAGCCTTGCTTTGGCTCGCAGTTCTGATAATGTTCCAGCCAGTGTTGGCGGTGAAACCGTGGGGCGCATGAGTACGCACCCAATTCGTACATCGACGACACCGGCCTGTCAAGTGGGGTTCTGGCGAGCGGACACATGACAGGCGGCGCACGTCTCTCGGCGCTGTTGGCCGGGGAGGAATAACACCGCTTCGGGGGCGGTGCCTCCCCAGGCCAAGTTCCCCAGCCCGAAACATGCGCAAGGGGGAGGGTGGCCCGGTGCTCTCTTTGGACTGCGCGTGCAGCGTCCCTGTTCCCGCAGGGTTTCGAGAGAGAAGACATGAGAATCCCGAAAACGCTGGCGCTTCAAGCGCCGAAAGATCCGCAAATCAAATCTGCCGTCGTCATCGACCTGTTTCGGAAACAGTCGACGGGCAAAGCCAAGCTGACGAGGGCAGAGAGGTTCACGCAAAAAGTCGACACGTCGGCCGGCGTCAATGCCTGCCATCCCTGGCTTGGCAGCATCACGCAATGCAACGGCTACGGCCAGTTTTCCGACACGAGCCCGATCACTGGCGAGAAAACGATGCGCACGGCGCACGTCGTCGCCTGGGAGCTGGCGAACGGCCGCAAGGTTCCAAAGGGCAAGCATATCCTGCATGCCCGGGGATGCTCAAAAGCCTGCTGCAACCCCAAACATCTGCGGCCGGGCACGCCGACCGAGAACATGGCCGACGCCATCGCTGAGAAGCGACTCAATCATCGGCTGACGAAATCGGAAGTTCTCGAGATCGTTGTGCTGCATCAGCGCGATCTCGTCAGCATCACCGCCTTGGCACATCGGTTCCGCGTTGTCCCGCAGACGATCGTCAACGTCACGCGGGGCAAATCGCATTCCAAATTGACCGGCGTCAAATTCGAAAAGCGTAAGGGCGGTCGACCGTCGGCGCAGATCATTCCGCTGCCGGTCAAGGTGCAACAGCGTCCAACAGTGGAAATGGTCATGTGATGCGCCGGGGGGCGGTCACAAGCCGCCCTTCGACGTCATGCCGGGCCGATCAGTAGGGATCGACACGACAGATGGAAACGGGATCGGGCGGCATGTCAGAGACGACAGATCTGCATAGGCAAATCCAGCAGCACGATACCCAGCTCAGTTCGCTGAACACGCGCATGGGGCACGTCGAAACGAAACTCGACGGCCACGACACCAAGCTCGACACGATCATTACCGCCGTCACGAAACACGATGCGCAGCCAAAATTCGGCGCCAGCACGATCACCATCGTCAAGGATCTCGGCATTCTGTTCGGCATCGTTTGCAGCGGCATCCTCTACCTCGCGGCGCAGTCGAGCCAAAAAGACATTGCGCTGATCGATGATCATTCGAAGTCCGCAGAGAAACGCATCGAACGTCTGGAAAGCCTGACGCTTCCGGAAAGCTGGTCAACTCGGAGGCGCGCTCAGTGATCGAATTGGCATTCACCGCATGCAGCATCGTTCAGGGCGCCCGTTGCTTTGAGAAAACGCTGCTCTTTTCCGACGTCTCGCTGATCACCTGCCAGACGCAGGGGCAGCAGCCGCTCGCGGACTGGCGAAACAAGCATCCAAATTTCACGATCGGCCGCTGGCAATGCCGCCCGGCCGGACAGTTCGCAAAGATATGAGACCATGAAGCGCAACGACATAAAAAAAGCGGTCGATCGTCACCTTGCATGCCTTGGCTTTTCGCGAGGCTCTTGGCTTTGGCAGCCCGGCGGTTCGCTGATCATCATCGTCGGCGGCCGGATCAAGCAGGTGAAACTGCGCGCCGGCATGTCAAAGCGGGAGCTGACCTATCACCTGGGCATCATGACCGGCTGGCATGACTTCGCGGCACCGGCCGTCGAGGCATGGGAACCGCCGACCCGGCGCTCAATGGCGAACGGCCACGCGATCCCGCAACAGCAATTTCAGTTTACCGCCATGTCGGCGGGTTGAGGGAGGGGGAAACCGGAGCACCCATTCACGCAGAGCAACCTGAGCAGTGGCCGGCGCTTGGGAGTGAACGGTTTCCCCTATTTCAACATGACAGAGAACGAAAAAATCGCGAAAGCCTTCGCAGAGCAGTTTTCCCCGGCGCTGAAATACATTCGCACCGAACGCATCAACAACGTCCCGATGCAGGACGCCTGGCAGATCAGCTACTGGGACGATGCCCGCGCAACCGGCGTCACGGCCGTCGTCTTCGCCGGACAGATTCACGCCTACCTTGAAAGCGCAGGCCCGGGATCGATCGCCGCCGACTCTGCTCGCGCCTTTGCCAAGGCTCTCGGATTGAGAGGGGATCTTGACAATGGCACGGCCTAGAAAGCCCGCTGCGAAAAAGCAGAAGGCAAAAACCAAAAAAACTGTTATAGAGTCCGCGTCGATCCCCGAAACGACAGCACCGAAACGCGGCCGACCGTCGGCCTATACGCCGGAGCTGGGGGATTTGATCTGCAGGCTGCTCTCTCAGGGCAAAACCCTGACGTCGATCTGCAAGGCTGATGACAGCCTGCCGGCGCACAACACAGTGCTAGGCTGGGCGCTCGATAACGAGCATCCGTTTTTCGACCAATACGCAAGAGCCCGGCTGATCGGCTATCACACGATGGCCGACGAGACGCTCGACGTGGCTGATGAGGCCTCGAGCGATTGGATCGATACGCAGGACAGCGACGGCAAGCCCGCCCAGAAGTTCAACGCTGAGGCCGTTGCCCGCTCGAGACTGCGCGTCGATACCCGCAAATGGCTGCTCTCGAAATGCCTGCCGAAAATCTATGGCGACAAGATCGCTTTGACGGATCCTGACGGCGGGACGCTCAAAGTGGAGTTTGTGCGGTGAGAGTCCAGATGCCTGCGAACGGCTGGACGCCACGGCCGTATCAGCAGCGGCTCTGGAACTATTTCAACGATCCTGAAACGAAAATGTTCGACGGGACGAGCAAGCGCGCCATTGAGATCGCGCATCGTCGCTGGGGTAAGGATGAGGTTGCGCTCAATCTCATGGGCAAGGCTGGCGTTGTCCGTCCGGCAACGTATTGGCACATGCTGCCGGAGTATGAGCAGGGCCGCAAAGCCATCTGGAATGCCGTCAATCCGCACACTGGCCGCCGCCGCATCGATGAGGCTTTCCCCGAGGAATGGCGCTCGAATTACAACGACAATTCCATGTTTATCCGCTTCAAGTGGGGCGCGACTTGGCAGGTTGTCGGCTCGGATAACTTTCAGAGCTTGGTAGGAACGCCGCCGGCCGGAATCGTTCTCTCTGAGTGGGCAAAGGGCCATCCGGCCGCCTGGGCCTACCTGGCACCGATCCTCGTCGAAAACAAAGGCTGGGCTCTGGCGATCACGACGCCGGAGGGGCGCAACCATGCCCATCAGATGCTCGAAATGGCCCGCACAGACCCGAATTGGTATTGGGACGTTCAGACGATCGAGGATTCGATGCGGCTCTGTCGTGAGGCTGGCATCGAGCCGAACGTCACGCTGGCTGACGTCGAAGCGCAACGCCGTGAATACCGGGCTCTCTTTGGCGAGGAAGCGGGCGACGCACTGATCGAGCAGGAATGGTTCTGCTCATTCCAGGCGGCCATTCTCGGCGCCTACTGGGGCAAAGAGATCGGTCGGCTCGAGAACGCCGGCAACGTCTGCGAACTCGACCCGATCAAAGGCTATCGCATCGATTGCGCCTGGGATATCGGCATGGACGATCCTATGGCGATCTGGATTTTCCAGTCCGGTCCCGGCTGGCTGCATCTGCTGGATTACTGCGAAAGCTCTGGGCACGGCTTCGACTATTACGTCGATTGGCTCAATGAGCGCGGTTACAAGGGCGGCATCGACTGGGTTCCGCACGATGCGAAACAGCGCGAGCCGGGAGCACCTGGCGGCCGGACTCGCATTCAGACACTGATCGCGCTCGGTCGCAACCCGCGCCTTGTGCCGGACCATAAGCCGATCGACCGCGTCAACGCCGTGCGCAGGCTGCTGAGCCAAAAGGGCGACGGCGGCCAATACGTGACGTGGATCGACGAAAAACGCTGCGCCAAGGGCCTCGAGGCGGCGCGCTCCTACAAACAGGAATGGGATCAAGTCAACCGCGTGTTCCGCAAAACAGCGAAACATGACTGGGCCAGCCACGGCGCCGATGCGCTTGGACATATGGCCGTCGCGGTCGACTTCCCGAAACCCGTCGAGAACAAGCCGAAACTGACCCGCGTCGAAGTTCCGCCTCTGACCGTCAACGACTTGCTGCGTCATTCCAAGCCGCAGAGAAAATGGGATTAAGCCAATGGCACAAACGAACGCAAATCTTTACGGCACTGGCGGCACGTCCGACGACGAGTCCCGTCAGGCTCTGGCGCAGATGGACACTGGCGCAACCGCCAAGAAAAAAAAGGCGGCAGCGGCAGAACAGACGATCGATCCGACGGCCTCTCTCTATTGGCGAGAGATCGAGAAATATAATCGCGCGACGTCCGACTGGTATCAGGAAGGCGACGAGATCGAGTCAATCTATCTCGACGCGGCGCGAGCTCAGGCCAGTGGCCGGCGCAAATTCGCGCTGCTCTGGGCCAACGTCGAAGTGATGAAACCGGCCGTTTATGCCAAGGCGCCGACGGTTCTCTGCTCGCGCCGGTATAAGGACCGGGACTCGATCGGCCGTGTGACGGCTGAGCTTTTAGAGCGCGCATCGAACACGACGCTCGAGCTTTACAACGTCGACGAGACGTTCCGCATGGTGCGCGACGATCGGCTGATCCCGGGCCGTGGGCAGGCCTGGGTTCGCTATGAGGCGACGATCGAGACCTATGACGACGAGAAGGGCACGCTCGACAATGAGACGGGCGACGTGATCAAGCATGAGCGTTTCGCAGGCGAGCGCGTGTGCGTCGACTATGTGCATTGGAAAGATTTCGGGCACAACATCTGCCGGACATGGACGGACGTCTGGCTCGTCTGGCGCATCAACTACAAGACGCGCGACGAGGTTGCTGAACGCTTTGGCGGCAAGGCGGCTGCGAGCCTGAGCTATAGCGCGAAGACGCCGGCATTCGGCTCAGGATCGGCAACGGATGAGCCGGAAAACCGCTGCAAAATATACGAGATTTGGGACCGCCAGCGCCGTCGCGTCTCATGGATGGCTGAGGGGCAGAAGACGTTTCTTGATACCGGCGAACCGCCGATCGACTTCGCGGGCTTCTTTCCATGTCCTGAGCCGACCTATGCCACGAAGACGTCAAAGGAACTGATTCCGGTTCCGGATTATCGCTACTACCGGGATCAGGCGAAAGATATCAACGACCTGACGGACAAGATCGGCCATCTGACGGAATGGCTGACGGTGAAGGCCTTCATACCGGGAGCGCCGTCTGGCGTGACGGATGCGATCGAGGAAGCTATTCGCGACAAAGGTAATCGCGAAATGGTCCAGACCGTTGAGAGCTGGCAGGAATGGAGTGATCGCGGCGGCGTCGCCAAAATGATCGAGTGGCTTCCGATCGATCAGGTTGTGAAAGCTCTCACGAGCGCGATCGAGGCCCGCGATAAACTCATTCAGGACGTGTTTCAGGCGACGGGCATTTCCGACATTCTGCGCGGCCAGTCCGATCCCAATGAGACGCTTGGCGCGCAGGAACTGAAAGCCCAGACCGGAACGCGGCGGCTGCGCAATACGCAGGGCGACATTGCCCGCTTTACGCGGGACATTGCGCGGCTCGTGGCGGAAGTGATTGCAGAGAAGTTCGAACCGGAATCGATCGCAGAGATTACCGGGTTCAAATATGTGCCTCAGCAGCCGCAGATGATGCAGCCGATGCTTGGTGCGCCGGCTGGTGCTTTGCCCGGTGTTGGCGGGCCTCAAATGCCGATGCTGCAAGGCGTTTCGCCTGGGGCTCAGGCTGGTGTGATGCCTGGGATGATGCCGCCGACAGCGGCTGCGATGGACGATTCAGAGAACGTTTTCGACGATCGCCACATGGCTCTGCTGCGCAACAACAGGCTTCGCGATTTCCGCATCGACATTGAGACGGACTCGACGGTCCAGCCTGACGAGAATGCCGAAAAGGCGAGCCGCATGGAATTGCTGAACACGGTCGGCCCGTATCTTGAAAAGGTGGTGATGGCCGCTGCGCAAGCGCCGGACCTCGCTCCGGCAATGGGCGAAATGCTCATGTATACGGTGCGCGGATTCCATGCCGGGCGCTCGATCGAGGAATCGTTGGAGCAAGGTTTTGCGAAAGCGACGAAACGGCTGATCGAAAAGATGAGCCAGCCGCCGCCGCCTGATCCGCGCATCGAAATTGAGAAGGGCAAGCAACAGATCGAAGGTGCGCGCGTGCAGAATGAAGCGCGACGCGACGCAACCGATGCTCAGCTTGCGTCCAATAAACAACAAATCGATGCGGGCCTCGAAAAACGAAAACAGGATCTTGACGCAAGTCTCGAATTGAGGCATCAGAACATCGACGCCACTGCTCAGGCGAGGCACCACGCAGCAAAGCTGCTCGGTGACTTCAAGCCAACGGGCGAACCGCAGTGACGTCATATCTCTGGGACAATGAAACGGATACGTGGGAGCCTCGCGAGGTTGTCCTGCGTAAACGCGCGCTTGCAGAAGCGGCGCGCTCGCGTCGCTCTGACGAAGTGCCGTTGCCTCATATCATTTCCGACTGCACTGAGATGCGGTCGATGCTCGACGGCAAAACCTACACTTCCAAGCGCGCCTATGAGGCCAGCATCAAAGCTGGCGGCTGCGAGATCGTCGGCAACAGCGATCTGAGCAAATACACAGCACCAAAATACGACGAAAAGGCCCATGTCGCTGACATCGTTCAGGACGTGAAACAGTCCATTGCAAAGGCGAAAAGCAAATGAATCGCGACGGTACGATCGAAAGTCCGTGGCGCGTTGACGACACGCGCGACGATGTAGTGGCGGCTTATAAGGATGTGATGGAACGCTCATTCGTCGACGATGAGCAGGACACGCCGGCACCGAAAAACGAGCCTGCGCCAGCCGCAGATCCCGTCGACGCGCCTGCCGATAGCGGGGCGGAACGGGCACGCGATCCGGTCACGAAACGCTTTGTGAAGGGCACGCCGCCATCAAAAACCGCGCCGCTGCATCCTGATCCGAACGGCACGCAACCGACAACGAAGACGACGGACAAGAAACCGGAAGCGGTGAAAGAGCCGGAGGCTGCGCCGAACGCGGAAGCGGCACCGGAAGCGGTGAAAGCAGCGCCGCCGCCATCCTTCTCGATTAAGACGAAAGCCGAATGGGAACGGCTTCCGGAGCACGTTCGCGCTGACATTGCGAAGCGCGAAAGCGAGATGCAGACCGGCCTTGCGGCGTTGCGCGACTATAAGGATTTGAAGCCTTACGCCGACATGGCGAAGTCGCACAACACGACGATTAAGGATTACATCGATCGCACGATCCGCGTCGAAAACCTGCTCAATAAGGACATTGGAGCGGGCCTCGCGCATATCGCGCAGAATTACGGATTGGATCAAAAGCAGGCGGCGACATTGTTCGCGAACCTTGCGCAAAAGTTCGGTGCTCCGGTTTCGGGACAGCCTTCGGGCCAGCCGCAACAGGAAGCCGATCCCCTGGCTGAGCTGATGAAACCGATGCTCGAGCCAATCATGTCTCAACTCAGTGAGTTGCGGACGTATCAAACGACCCGAACGGAAGCGGATCGAAACGCTCATTTGCAGTCGGTCGGGGAAGTCGTCGAAGCGTTCGCGTCTGATCCTGCGAACAAGTTTTATCCCGATCTCGAGGGGCAGATCGTCCAGCTCCTAGAGAACGGGATGGTTCAGAGGACCGGCGATCTGACGGCCGATTTGAAGACTGCATACGACATGGCCGCCCGCATGAATCCTGCGGTCCACGAGGCGCTTATCGAACAGCGACTCACGGAGCAGGACGAGGCGAAGCGGAAAGCGGAGCAGGACAAGGTTGCGAAAGCAAAAGCCGCGTCTCGCTCGATCTCCGGATCCCGCATCCCCGGCACTGTGGTTCAGCAGGCTGAGGATGAGGACGAAGGGGATGATATCGAGGCCGCTGCGCGCAATGCGTACCGGCTTCTTGCGCAACGTTAGCTCAATCATAGGAGGCAGGGGACATGCCCGCCAATCCAGATTTCGACGATATTGTCACAACCACTCAGCGAAGCCGTTCCGGCAAGCTGGCAGACAACGCAACGAAGTCGGTCGCGTTTCTCGATCGGCTGCGTCGTAAGGGCAAGATCAAGCCCGCCGACGGCGGTCGCACGATCGTTCAGGAACTCGAGGTTTCTCTCAATCCGAACGGCGGCTGGTATGCCGGCATGGATCAGCTCAACACGAACCTGCATGAGCCGTTCAGCGCTGCCGAATACGACTGGAAACAGGCTTATGTGCCGTGCGTCTGGTCGGGCATGGAAAAGCTGAAAAACCAGGGCGAAAGCCAGGTGATCGACCTTGTAGCGTCGCGCCTGAAAAACTCTGAAAAGTCGCTGATGGATATGGTCGGCCAGGCGGCTTACTCGGACGGCACCGGGTTCGGCGGCAAGCAGATGCACGGTCTCGGCCTGTTTATCGTGGCATCACCGACCTCCGGCGTTGTCGGCGGCATCGATCGCGCAACGAACACGTTCTGGCAAAACCAGGCGAAAACCGTTGCGATGAGCGCTGGCGTCAACATTGCGGCGTCGAGCCCGTCTGCATTCTTGCAGGCGCTCAACGGTCTCTCGATCGCTTGCACACGTGGCAGCGATAAGCCGGACCTCTATGTCGCTGATGCGATCGGTTATCAGGCTTATCTCGAAAGCCTGCAGCCGCAGCAGCGCATCACGAACACGGACATGGCCGGTTATGGCTTCACGTCGCTGAAATATTACGGCGTCGGCGGCGTTGCCGATTTCGTTCTCGACAACGGCTATTGCCCCACAAAAACGGTCTACGCTCTGAATACGGACTATATTTATCTGCGTCCGCATCCGGATCGTAATTTCATGCCGATGGGACCGGAGCGCGTTCCCGTCAATCAGGATGCCACTGTCAGGTTTATCGGGTTCGCGGGCAATCTTTGCGCGTCGAACCTGTTCCTGCAGGGCGTTCTCACATCGTCCAATTAAGGGGGCCACAATGATCAACGCAGGCATTCAGCTCAACCGCATCTTTTCGAAGGCGGATTTCAAGCGTGGCAAGATCCCTGGACCTGGCGCGCTTGCATCATCGGTCGGCCCCAATGGCGACAGCCGGGAATATATCTCGGTACAGCTCGCCAGCGGGCAGACGCTGACCAACGGCCTCGCTTTCACCATTGATGGTGATGGCGTGGCGACGCTCGGCACGGCGCAACCGTCGACGTTGTTCGGCGGCCGTGTCGGCATCTTGGTGCTCTCCGGCTCGGCCGTCGATGCGACGCAAACCGCATCGGGCACGTCGTTCGCGTGGTGCCAGATTTACGGCAAGGCCATTGCGGCCGTGTCGGCATCTGTCACGGCGCTCGGCGGCTATCTCTCGATGGGCACCAACGGCCATCTGATCGGCGTCATCGCTGGTCAGTCGGCATCGTCGCAGGTTGACGGCATCACGGCTCTGGCAACGCAGGCGGCGAACGGCCTGCTCTCGGTGCTCTTGCAGTATCCGAAATTCCAGGGCGGTCCCGTCTAACGGGTTTCCTGACGCGATCGAGGGCGGCTCTCTGGGCCGCTCTCTTAACCCGAACTTAGGAGGCACCCTATGGATCAAACACAATGGCAGCGAGATTTTGAAAAGGCACGAGACCGCGAGGCTGATGCCGATATTCGCGCCGATGTCAAAGCGGCGACATGCGCCGAAAACACGAGAATCGCAAGGCACCGCGCAACTGTGCGCACGCGGATCGTATACTATCGGGAGCTTCTCGAAAACGATGCCGATGCGGCGCCGACGCTGAAAGCGATGATCTGCGACCGCTTGGGTGATCTTTACAAAGAATTGAGTCGCGACATCGGGGGCGTTCAGTGACGAACTCGATCTGGATTGGATATGACCCGCGCGAGAGCGAAGCATTTGCCGTCTGCCGGCATTCGCTGCGCCATCATACGCATGGCATGCCGATCAATCCGCTGGACTTGAGCGAACTGCGTCGCGCTGGTCTCTATACCCGGCCGACGTCGCTGAAAGAGGGCAAGCTCTGGGACGATATCTCAGAGGCGCCGATGAGCACGGAATTTGCGATCTCGCGGTTCCTGACGCCGATCCTGGCGCCGTCCGGCTGGGCGCTATTCATGGATTGCGATGTGCTGGCGCTCGATGACTTGACCGATCTGTTCCGATTTGCCGATCCGTCGAAGGCGGTCATGTGCGTCAAGCATCAGTATCAGCCCGCCAGCGATACCAAAATGGACGGGCAAGAGCAGACCCGGTATGCGCGGAAAAACTGGTCGAGCGTGATGCTGTTCAACACTGAGCATCCGTCCAATCGGTCTCTGACCGTCGAAATGGTCAACAGTGTGCCGGGGCGCGATCTGCATCGCTTCTGCTGGCTGAACGATGACGAGATCGGCGAACTGTCACCGCGTTGGAACTATCTCGTCGGCATCACTGAGGGCGTCGAGGATCCGGCGCTTGTGCATTACACGAACGGCGGGCCTTGGTTTGGCGGCGATTTCGTTAATGTGCCCTATGCGCAGGAATGGCTCGACGAGCGTCGCGCCTGGCTGGCGGCCGACGGCTATGTCGCTGGACGGCCGTCGACGTGGGAGACCTGCGTCAAGCCTTCGAATTTCATTGAGAAGTTCGGCACACCCTATCTCAGAGGGGATTCATGCCGGTAATCTCGGAAACCTATCGCGAGCAGAATCGCCTCTTGCATGAGAGCCGCGACGACTATGGCCGATCGTCAAAGATGTGGATCGACCATGTTGCGCGCCTCGTCAACGACGACCGCCACGATACCGTTCTCGACTATGGCTGCGGCAAGGGCGAATTGAAGGCGCGGCTGCCGGATTTCCCGATCGCGGAATATGACCCGGCCATCACTGGCAAAGAGGCAACGCCGGAGCCGGCCGATCTCGTCGTCTGCACTGACGTTCTGGAACACATCGAGCCGGTGCATCTGAACGCGGTATTGCGCGACCTGGCGCGGGTGACGAAACGCAAGCTCTTTTTCTCGATCGCCACGAGGCCCGCCGGCAAACTCCTGCCCGATGGCCGGAACGCACATTTGCTTGTGAAGCCGTCGGCGTTTTGGCTCGAAAAGCTCGGCGCGCATTTCAAGGTGACGAGCCACACTGAGCAGCCGGGCGTCATGGTCTATGGGGAAGCGGTGCCGCTGAGCATGGTCCGCGAGTCGCTGCCGTCGCTCGGTCGCAAGCGCCGTCCGGTCACGCCTGAGTTTCAGTCGCTGTTTGATTTCATTCGCGAGCATTCCAACAAATACTCTGACGCATTTTCGCAGATCGACCGCATCAATATGTGGGACGATATGCCGGACGAGCCTCAATCCGACATGCAGGCGGCCATCCGCGTGTTCGACAGCGTGACCGATCCTGATGCGATGATGCGGCGGCTGCTGATGAAAGCCCGTAAGGGTGTGATCGCGACCGTTGTGCTCGATCAGGACCGCGACGAGGCCTATTGGCGGAAGTTCTTTGAGAAATACCTGCGGATCGCGGACTGGCTTGTCCGAGACGGCGGCATCGTCATCGTCGGCTCGCCTATGGTCGGCGTGCAGGGCGTGACGGCGGTCGGCGTTGTCGATTCAGAGAAGCGCTGGCAGCAGGTGACGACCAACACGGCGCGCATTGGAAAGCGCATTGAGACGGCTGAGAAGCACGAGCGGCGCGTTCTCGTGGCCTGCTACGGTCCAAGCCTCAAACACAACATTGAGGCCTTGAAACAGGAAGCGGCAGAGACTGGCGGGCTCATCGTTTCGGTTTCAGGCGCGCATGATTTCCTGATCGAGAACGGCATTCGGCCCGATGTGCATCTGGAATGCGATCCGAGACCGCACAAGGCCGACAATATCGCCAAGCCGATCGAGGGCGTTCAGTATCTCATCGGCTCATGCTGCGCGCCGGAGCTTTTCGACAAGCTCGAGGGCGGCGACGTGCGTCTCTGGCATGTATCGTCGCCAGAGCATCAAATGCGCTTTGTCGACGAGATCAAAGAAAACCCGCTGCACGTTATTTCAGGCGGCGGCTCGGTCGGCCTGCGCTCGATCCCGGTGCTCTATGCAATGGGATACCGAGCATTCACGATCTACGGCATGGACTGCTCATTCTCGGATGACGGTTCGGAGCAATGGGCAGGGGCTCACGCCGGCAAGCGACAGGATCTCTGCCAAGTGAACTGCGGCGGTCGCGTTTTCACGACGAGCCCGATCCTGCTGACGTATGCAACCGGCTTTTTCGAGACGATTCAGAAAGTCAGCGACTGCACGGTCAAGATGGTCGGCAACGGACTGTTGCAGTCGATGTGCGTTGTTTTATCGAACCGCCCGCCAATGGATGCGGCGGCTTAAAAGAGGGGTTTTAAGATGAATATCTCTGACGATTTCCCGATGACGCTGGAACTTGAGGCGGGACTCGATCCGCGCGGCAATGTTGGGCCGGTGGCGGTGGCCTTTGGCCTCTATCCGATGCGCAACGATGAAAAGAGCCGGGCAGCGGGCCATGACGTGTTTGATGAGATCGAGCACGTCAAGATCGCGGTTCCTGGCGACAAAAGTTCGCTGTTTTTCCAGCCGTCGACGGAAAAGCATCGCCAGCGTTTCCCGCAGGCTTATGCCGCATTCAAAAACCGCGCTCAGACGCCGGTTGAGGGCACGCCAATCGAGAATTGGGCGGCCATCAATCGCGCCGTGGCACTGACGCTGCGATCAGCGCATATCGCGACGATCGAGGCATTCGCGGCGGTGCACGAGGGCAATATCGACAAGCTCGGCGTCTCCAATGCGCGCGAATTGCAGGCCAAGGCGAAAGCGCACCTGGCGCAGCAGGTTGACGGCGCCGCGACCCTGAAACTCGCGGCTGAAAAGCAGGAACTTGAGGATCGTCTCAAGGCGATGGAGGCGCAGCTCGCAGCGATGGCGACGATCAATGCCGGCGGCAGTAAGAGCGCAGCAGCGACGACCGACGAGACGCCAGTGACAGCGCCGGCCGCCGATCCCGCGGCGGCTGCCCGCCGCCCGCGACAGCGCGCAGGGGCAAGCTGATGCCTCTGGCAGACTTGGAACACGCCAACATGAAACGCGCAACGGAACGGAAAGGCTGAGGCAATGGCTCTGATCGATATCGTTCAGAACGCTGCATCACGGCTTGGGCTCAAGCAGCCCGTTGCCGTTGTCGGATCGACCGATCTGACGGCGCAAATTCTGCTCAGTCTTGCCAATCAGGAAGGCGACGAGCTGGCGCGTTATCACGACTGGCAGGATATGATCGTCCAGCGGGAGTTTTTCTCTCTCAATCAAGTTGAGCAGACGGGAGCCCTGCCGGACGATTACGACCATTTGGCCTATAACGTCGAGATTTGGGACCGCACCAACAATCTGCGCTTTACCGGGCCAACGCCGCAGCGTGTCTGGCAGCAGCTTCAAACGGGTGTCACTGGCGGCGTCGCGGGATGGTGGCGTCTGATCGGCGGCGAGCTGAACATTTACCCGGCTCAGGCTGAAAACAACACGATCGCCTTTGAGTACATCTCAAAGAATTGGTGCAAGAGCGCCAGCGGAACGCCGCAGGCGGCTTTTGAAGATGACACCGACGTTGCGATCATTCCGGAGCGTCTGATCACGCTCGGCGTCGTGTGGCGGTTCCAGCAGTCACGCGGGTTCGCGCAGTACGCGGAATCTATGGCGACTTACGAACGGGAGAAAGAGAAAGCAGCGGCGCGCGATCGTGGCACTGGCCGCATCACGCCGGACGAGACCGGACGGCACGGCATGCCGCCGCAGCCAATTTGGAACGGGACGGTCGGCAGCTAATGGCACGCAGGGCGCTCGCAGGGGTTTCGGCCAGGGGGCCAATGTTTCAGGTGACTGCGGTGCCACAGACGGCGCGCGGCCTGAGCATCCCTGCGCCCGTTGCCGGCTGGGACGCGATCTCTCCCATTGCGGCGATGCCGCCGACGAACGCCATCACGCTCGACAACGTGTTCCCGCAGCCCGGCTATTTGGAGATCCGCAAGGGCCATAAAGTCCACAACGATCTCGATCCGGTTGACGATGCCGTTGAAAGCCTGATGGCGTATCACGCGCCCAATACTGACAACGACAAGCTGTTCGCGGCGGCCGGAACGGCAATCTATGACGTCACCGTAATTGCGTCGGCAACGATTTCCGCATCCGTGACGGACGTTTCGAATGCGCGCTATCAGCATCTGAACGTGGCGACGTCCGGCGGCAATTTCCTCTGGGCCTGCAACGGCACGGATTCCCCGATCACCTATGACGGTTCCGCCTGGGCGACGACGACGATCTCCGGCATCACGCCGGGCAATATCGCCAACTGCGCCGTGTTCAAGGGGCGCATCTGGGGCGCGCTCAACGATAGCCTGGATGCCTTCTATCTGCCGCTCGATGCCATCCAGGGCACGGCCGCGACGTTCGACCTGACGGGCGTCTTCAAGAATGGCGGGTTCCTGCAGGCGTTGGGCTCATGGTCCGTCGACAGTGGCAACGGGCCGAACGATTACATGGCTTTTATCACGTCGCGGGGCGAGGTTGCCGTTTATGCCGGTTCCGATCCGACGGCCAGTGACTCGACCGGATTTTCAATCGTCAACACCTATCAGATCGGCGCACCGATCGGCCGGCGTTGTCTGACGAAAGTCGGCGCCGACCTGGCGGTGATCTGCATCGATGGCGTTGTGCCGTTGTCGAAGGCCTTGCTCACCGATCGAGCGGCGACTCTCAATATCGCCATCACGAAGGCCATCCAGCCGGTCATGAACCAATCGGCGCGCGACTATGGCGCGAACTTTGGCTGGCAACTGACGCCTTACCCGCGCGGCACGCGGGCGATCCTCAACGTCCCAGTGACCGAGAACGTTGAGCAGCATCAATACATCATGAACACGATCACCGGGGCGTGGTGCCGCTTCAAGGGCGAAAACGCGAACTGCTGGGAAGTGTTTCAGGATCGGCTGTTCTACGGCGGCAACGATGGCCGCATCTATGAGGCCGACTGTCAGGGGTTCGACGAGGGATCGAAAATCGATTTTCTCGTTAAGACCTCTTTCAACTATTGCGGCGCGCAAGGCCAATTGAAGCAGTTTATCATGGCGCGGGCGTTGCTCACGACAGACGGGCAGGTGTCGCCCGGCATGGCGATCAATGTCGATTTCTCAGATGATGCCGTGGCGGATTTGCTGACGCAGCAGATCAATACCGCCGACCTCTGGGACGTGGCGCTTTGGGACTCCGGCACCTGGCCGCAGACGTCTCACATTACGACGGACTGGGTATCGATCGGCGGCATGGGGTACGCGGTTTCAATCAGCATGTCCGGCTCGGTCTCGTCAGAAGGCATCACGGATCCAGCGCAGAGCCTGCTGTTGCAAATCAACGGCTGGGACATGCTCGTTTTAGATGGGGCATTCCTATGATCGTTCCAGCATGCGGCGAACAGGATCGGCTGGTTTTGCTCTCGTATATCGCGAGCAAGATCGGCACGACGCCTGACGAGCTTGTCGGCACGATGCCCTATGAGATTGTTTCGACGCGCGGTGCCAAGGGGCAAGTGACCGGCGCCGTCATTTATTCGAATTATCGGGTGAACACGATCGAGATGGCCTGCGCCGGGGAACAGGGATGGATGACCCGCGCGCATATCCGCGAACTGTTCCGATACCCGTTTATCCAATTGGGCTGCTGGACCGTGATTATCATGGTCAAGCGGCGCAACGAAGTCGCTCGCGAATTTAACGAGCGGCTAGGCTTCAAGATGCTGGGCGTGATCGAAAACGGCCTCGGCAGAAGTGAAGATTCGATCATCTACACGATGAGCAGGCCGCAATGCCGGTGGGTTCCGCCGTTGCCGCCTGGGCATCAATCGAATTTCAATTCTAGCTTTGAGGGCAACGATCATGGGAAGCAAAGCGCCCAAAGCGCCTGATCCATATAAGACTGCGGCTGCGCAGACGAAAAGCAACATCGACACCGCCACGGCTCAGGCCAAGCTCGGCATGAGCGGGCAAGAGACGCCGTTCGGCTCGGTCGACTATGTTGTCGATCCGACGTCGCCATCAGGCTATCGCGCGGTGACGAAACTGTCCGAGGGCCAGCAGGGCCTGCTCGATCAGAGCGAAGCATTGACGAGCCAGCTTGGCACGATCAAGGGCGATCAGCTCGGACGAGTGTCCGATGCCTTGTCTCAGCCGTTCAACCTCGACGCGGCACGCGGCAAGCAGATCAGCGACATTCAATCGACTTTCCTCGATCCGCAATGGGATCAGAGGGCGACGGCGCTCGAGACGTCATTGCTGAACCGGGGCATTCGGCCGGGCTCTGACGCCTATGAGAACGCCATGCGCCAGTTCAACAATCAGCGCTCGTCGTCTTACGACCAAATGTTCCTCGATGCCTTCAACACGGCCAACAACGCGGCCGTGCAGCAGCATCAGATGCCGTTGACGGACTTGAACCTGATCGGCGGCGGGACAACGCCACAACCGGCGCAGGCGCCGAACGCCTCGATTCCGACGCCAGGCGTGGCGCCGACCGATATCTCGACGCTCGTCAGCAATAACTACAATCAGCAGGTTGCGCAGGCCAACGGGGCGATGGGCGGGCTCTATGGGCTCGGGAGTGCCGCGCTCGGCGGATGGGCGCAGGCGGGCTTCCCTGGCGTCGCAGCGGGCCTCGCGATGCTCTCTGATCCGCGTCTCAAAGAGGATGCGACACGCATCGGCACCGATCCGCGCGGCTGGGGCGTCTACGTGTTCCGCTACGTCGAAGGCGTCGACGATCCGGGTTGGAAAGTCGGCTACATGGCCGACGAGGTTGAGCAGATCCGGCCCGATGCGGTCCGTCTGCATCCGTCCGGCTTCAAGATGGTCGATTATGGCCTGCTCTCGGACGCGAAAGCCGTTCCATTTGGGTACACCCTAAGAGACGTGTCTCAGGGCAAGCGAAAACGCTCGCAAAAACGGGCTTTTTCGACGTCTGAAACCGCCACTGGCGTCAACTCTTAGACTTGGTGAGACACATGGCACTTACGATCGATAGCGGTACCTACACCGACAAGCAGCTCGACATGAAACGGCGGCTGGCGCAGACGATGCTCGATCAGAGCCTCGACACGTCACCGATCTCATCGAACTGGCAAGGCGTCGCGCGTCTCGCCAAGGCGCTGATCGGAGGCTATCAGGCGCATTCGCTTGACGAGCAGGCCAAGGCTGAGGATCAGGCGACAACCGACGCTCTGATGACGCTGCCCGGTCTCTCGCAGCCGTCTGTGACGGGCGACACGGCAACGCCGGCACCGCAGCCGACGGCCGCGGCTGACGTAGCACCGCCGTCCGATCTCAGATCATTCATCAAAGAGCGCGAAAAGTTCTCCCCGTCGACGCATCCCGACTTTAAGCAGAACTCCAACGGCTATGGCACGGCCGCTCTGCCCGGGGAAACCGAGATCACGCCGGAGGAAGCCGACAAACGGCTCGACGTGGCGATCGGCAAGGCCAAGGGGCTTGTGGATGCCTTCGCGCCGAATGCCTCTCAGGCGCAAAGAATGGCGCTTGCAGACCTGACTTATAACACCGGCACCGGATGGATGGCGTCAGGGCTCGGCGCCGCCGTGAAGGCTGGCAACTGGCCTTTGGCGCAGCGGATTTTCACTGAGTACAATAAGGCGGGCGGCGAAACGCAACCCGGCCTCGTCGATCGTCGCAAGGCGATGGCGCCGAACCTTCTGATCACTGAGGATCCGCAACAGCCTCAGCCCATTCAGGTTGCTGATGCGTCCGGCATGACCGTTCCGACGGCACCGGATGCAGCCGCGCCGCAACTTCCGAACTTTGCCGGCGGCATGCCCGCTGGAATGACCATGCCCGGCGCTACGCCAGCACCGGCACAGACGGCCGCGTCCGGAATCTCCCCTTCTCCCCAGGCGGGTGCGTCTCCCGCCGTTCCGGGCGCGGTCCCTTTCATGTCGTCGCTGCAAATCGATCCAACGACGCAGGCGCGTCTCAAAACGCTGATCGCAAATCCGCGAACGCGCCAGGTTGGCGTTGCGCTCTATCAGGAACTGATGAAACGCCAGCTCGGCGGCTCCGGGAAGTACGGCAAGCAGGGCGCGGTGTTTCAAGATCCGGTCTCGCATAAATTCTACACGGCCCAATTCGCAGAAGACGGTTCGCGGCTCATTCGTGAAGTCACGGCCGACGGACAAGCGCTCGAGCCGTCGCGTGGCGTCAAGATGGTCGACACCGGCACCGGCACCGACGTCATCAGCGGCGCAACGGGTGAGACGAGGCGCAACGTTGCTAAAGACGTCCAGGGCGAAGCGCGCGAAAAGAAAGTCGGCACCGAACTGGGCGAGCGCATCACGGCGCAACCGCAGGCCGTCTATGCGCTCGGTGAGGCCACGTCCGGCCTTGATGAGCTGATCGATACCGCGAAAAAAGCTCGCAGCGCGCCCGGGCTTGAGGCCAACACCGGATTGGCCGGGATGATCCCGAACCGACCTGGCGGGGAAGCGGCTGACGCCTGGGCGACACTCGGCACGATCAAATCGAAAATCCGCACGAACGTTCTGCAGGCGATGCGCAGTGCGTCGAAGACCGGCGGCGCTCTCGGCAACGTGTCCGACAGTGAAGGCAAGATGCTCGAGGAAAACATTGCGGCGCTCGACAAGTCGCAATCGTTCGAACAGCTACAGCAAAACCTCGACAAGATCATCGAGCACGCGACAGGCGCGAAAGGCCGTCTGCTCGCTGCGTATGAGCAGACCTATGGCGGCCAGGAACCGGCGGCGGCAGCGACACCGGCGGCAGCCGGTGCACCAAAAGTCCGCACCTACAATCCCGCGACGGGGAGGCTCGAATAATGCCGATCGAGATCACCGGGCCGGACGGCACTGTCAATCGCTTCCCTGACGGGACGCCTGACGACGCCATCGAGAAAGCCATGCGTCAGCAGTACGGCGGGCCTCAGACGCCTCCGGAAGCGACGCCAGAGCCGGAGACGCCAAGCCAGCCTAAAGCGCCGGCCTTCGATTGGGCCAACGTCAAAACGTCCGACGATGTGCAGAAGGTTCTCGACGCTCAGCCGACGAGCGCGGGCAAGAAGGCCGCTTTGCAGGACTGGGCGAAATACCGCGTCAATCAAGAGGCGAAAGTTCTGCCGCCGATGCTGAGCGGGGCAACGTATGTCCCGGGCACTGGACTCATCGATCTGTTGTCGGCCGGCGTCAGCGCTGGCGTCAATAGCTTGACCGGCGGCAAACATGGCAACCCGTTCGATCAAGAGCGCGCCTTGCAGAAGGCTCGGCACAATTACGCTTGGGAGAATGCGTCTCTGCCGTCGAAAGTCGCATCGGTCGGCGGCGGTCTCGTCGCTGGCACGCGCCTGCCGATCATCAAGGCGCTCTCTGAGGGGAACATATTCACGCGCACCGGCAACGCCGCGCTAACGGGCGCCGCTTATGGTGCTGAGCAAGGCGCGGGGCAGGCCGACACGGCTGGCGACATTATTCCGGATGCGGCGACGGGACTTGTGACGGGCGGGGCTTTCGGGACCGTTGCCAATCCGCTCGCGGAAGGCGCCGGCAATATCGTCAAGCATGCCGTGAACGGCGTCAGGCGCTTGCCCGCTGATCTGCAGGGCACAAGCCGGGGCGCCGTCAAGCGCGTGGCTCGCGCCGTCGCTGATGATGATCTGCCCGCGAATTATCCACAGCAGGCCCGGGATCTCGGTGCCGAGGGCATGTTGGCCGACATGGGGCCGAACCTCAGAGATCAAGCGGGTGCCATTGCAAACCGTCCAGGCGCCGGCCAGACGACGCTGCGCAATGCGCTCGATCGGCGCAACGAGGGCGCACCGGCCCGCATGGAAAGCGCCGTTACGGGTGCGTTCGGTCCCGCTGAAAACCTCGTCAGACTGCGCGAGCAGACGGTCGACGCCGCAAATCGTGCCGCGACACCGCATTACCAAGCGTTCGAACGGGCCGAAATCCCGATGACGGACGAGTTGCATCACATTCTGCGCGAGGCTGATGCCTGGGGCGCGTTGCGGGATGCTCGTCAGAAGGCCGCCGGCCAGTCTCTGCAATTGCGGGCGATCAATCGGCTTGAGCCGGATCCGATGGGCGCCATCACGGGGCGTTCGCAACTCGTCACCGATCTCGTACCGACTGGCCGCGAGTTGGATTATGTGAAACGCGCGCTCGATGCCAAAGCACAGAAGGCATTCGAGAACGGCGATACGCATCAGGGCACGCTGATCAACAACACCGCCCGGCGGCTGACGAATGAAATCGACAACATTCTCAGCCCAGGCAATCCGGCCGGCTCTCCTTATGCGCAGGCTCGCGGTGAAGCGGCGACGGGCAAGCAATTCGAGGAAGGGCTCGACGAAGGCGGCCGCATCTTCTCCAATCCGCGCACGCATCATCCTGATCAGGTTGAGTTTGATCTGCACAATGCCACGCCGGAGTATGGCGCCGGATATCGTGCCGGTGCCCGGGCCGACCTTGCACGCATGGCCGACGATTCCGCGACGCAGTTCGGGGCGACGGGCGATCGTGCTTTGCGCAAAGGTATGTTCTCGACGAATGCGGAGCGCAAGATTGATCAATTGGCCTCGTCGCCCGATACGGCGCGAGAACTGCTGCGCGTTCGCGACGCTGAAAGCACATTCGCAGACACGCGCAACGCGGTGACGTCCAACTCAGCAACGGCACGTCGGCAAGCGGCTCAGAAAGAGTTTCCGGCGCCGCTCGAGCGTGACGTTCTGGGCAACTTCAGCACGACGCTGACAGGCTTAGGCCTCGGTGCGATCAGGACGATCGCGAACGCGGCGACGCTCGGCCGGTATAATGAGCATCTGGCCCGCATGGCCGACAACGCGGCGCGTCTTCTGAGCGCCAGCGGTGCCGATCGTGATCGCTATTTTGCGGCTCTGCAGAATTACATCGCAAGCCGGGGCGTCACCGAGGCCCAGGCCAAAGCCATCACGAACGCGGTGCGACGTCTCGCAGTCGCTGCGAGCGGTCCAGCGGGGCGGAAAGTGGCTGAGATCAATCATCCCGATCTCGCCAAGGTGCTGGCCCGGCAGCCGATCCGCAAACAAGTTCCTGAGAACAATCTCATTCGCGCGATGGCCGATCGCCCAACAACGGGAGGGCAATAAATGGCCCGCAACGGCTCTGGCACCTACAGCGTACCGAACACGTTCACGCCGAACACGGTCATGAGCGCCACGGCGGTCAATGCCAACTTTACTGACGCCGGCAACGAACTGACGAACTCGATGGCCCGCGACGGTCAATCGACGATGACCGGCCAGTTCAAGATCATCGACGGTTCCGTCGATGCACCTGGCATCGCTTTCGGCTCTGACACAAACACCGGATTCCGCAGAGCGTCGGCCGACGAAATGCGTTGGGTCGGTGGCGGTGCGGATCGCATGTATATCGATAGCGCTGGCAAAGCCTATCTGCTCGGGGATCTCGACGTCGCTGGCGATCTCAACGTTCAAGGCGCGATCAGCGGCGACGGGCTGACGGGCATTGCCGCCATCGAAGCGGTCGACGGAATCGGTCTCCTAAAGCGGACGGGAGACGATACCTGGGACGTCGACGAGGTTGTCTGCTCGTTTGGGTTCACCTGCGATCATTCCGGCGAAGTTCTCGATACAGGCGTGGTTGCGGACATCACGATCCCGTTCGACTGCACGCTGACCGGCTGGACACTGATGGCCGATCAATCGGGCTCGATCAAGATCGACGTCTGGAAAGATGTGTTTGCGAACTTCCCGCCGACGAACACAGACTCGATTACCAATGCTCACGAGCCGACGATATCATCGGCCGCCAAAGCAGAAGACACGGATATTTCAGACTGGACAAGCGTCGACGTCTCGGCTGGCGATTGCATCCGGTTCAATATCGATAGCGTGACGACGATCACGCGCATCACGCTTTTGCTGCACGCCAAGAGGTACAACAATGCCTCGTAATGGCTCCGGCGTTTTTTCCGTCATCAATCCGGTTCTGATCGGCAGGCTGCGCTCGTCTTCGGCGGTGAATGCCAATTTCACCGACATGGGAACGCAGATCACGAACTCTCTGCCGCTCGATGCTACGGCTGGCATGACGGGACAGGGCAAACTCGCCAATGGCACAACGGCGCTTCCGGCGGTCGGATTCAAGGCCGACACTAACACCGGCTTTAAGCGTAGAGCGGCCGACGCGATGGCATGGATCGCGGGTGCGGTCGAGCGCTTCTATATCGATGGCGATGGCAAGGCCTGGGCACTGGGGGCGCTCGACGTCGCTGGCGATTTTTCCCTCGGTGACAGATTTACGGGCAAGAGCAACGTCGGACAGATCATCTCGAACGAAGGCTCCGGCATCGCTCTAAGAGATGCCGACGATAATACGACCTATCTGGAAAGCCTTGTCGAATCCGTCACGTTCTCGACTGAGATTTTCTCAAGCAGCTCCGGCGTGCTCGGGGATCTGCGCATTCCGTTCGGCGGGACAATCGCCGCCTATTCTATCGTTGCAGACACGAGCGGCAATGCAACGGTTGAAATCTGGAAAGATGCCTTTGCGAATTTTCCGCCGACGTCGGCCGACAAGATCACCGGCACGGCGCCGATCGCGCTTGTCGCTCAAAGTGCAAACGCCGTCACTCCAATATCAGACTGGACGTCCGTCACGGTCACGGCCGGAGACGTTCTGCGGTTCAACCTCGTCAGCATCGGCGGCGGCATCGGCCGCATTACGATCACGCTGGCGATCGCGCGGAGCTTCACCGCATGATTAAGCCGGACAACAAACCAACGCATGAACGGCTCGGGATTCATCCTGACCGGCTTCGCTCGCACCTTGTCGCCCGTCGGAAGTCGATCAAGCGGCTTTCGCGATGGTTTCTCGTCGCTGGAATGCTGTTTGCCGTTCAGACGACCTATTCGCTCGACGAACATAAAAACCTCGTTGTGCGAGAAGCGACGCTCTCACGAGATAGCGTGCTCTCCAGCCATGCGCACAAGCACATTGCGACAACCTTCATTTTTCTGACGACGGCGGGTGCAGGGGCTTGGACTGTTCCGGCCGATTGGAATGATGACAATAATAAAATCGAGTGTATTGGCGGCGGCGGCGGTGCTGGCGGCTGCGCGAACACCGGAGCATCAGGTGGCGGCGGCGGCGGTGGTTATTCCGCAATCACAAACCTTGCTCTGACGCCTGGCGGCGGCGTGAATTACAACGTCGGCGCCGCAGGTGCAGGCGGTGTGTCGACGAATGCCAACGGTACAGCCGGCGGCGACACTTGGTTTAGTTCAACGTCGACCGTTCTTGCCAAGGGCGGCGGCCGATCTTTGCATGCAAGCTCCAACTTTACCGACGGCGGTGATGGCGGCCAGAGCAGCAGCGGCGTCGGCACCACGAAACATTCAGGCGGAAATGGTGCCGGTCCCGGGAACTTGAAGACCGGCGGCGGCGGTGCGGCTGGCCCTACGGGGAACGGCGGCAGTTCCAGCACGAGCACCGGAGGCAGCAAGGGCTCGGGTGTTTTGGGTGACGGCACCAACGGTCCAGGCGCCGGGGGCAACGCTCGCGGAACCGGCAATCTCTACGGCGGCGGCGGCGGCGGTGCTGCGGGCGTCTCGGGCTTCTGGACGGCTGGTGCAGCGGGCGCCAAAGGCATCATCGCAATCACGTACACGCTGCCCGAACCGCCGACGCCAACACGTCTGCAAGTCCATTTTATCGGGTGACACATGATCAATGAACGATTGCTCGCGGCGCTTATGGGACAGTCTCAACCTCAATCGCAATCGCGCCCGGGATCGAGCCGACTAGCTCAGGTGATGGCCCGTCGTGGCGGCAAGGCCGATGCAAAATATGCCTCTCTCGCGGCTCTGCCGCCTTATGGGGAAATTCAGCACGCGGATCGACTGGGCGGAACAGGTTCAAGCGCGCCGTTCGGCTCCGGCGACGCCTTCCAATCCGACGCTTATCAAAATGACGCTTATCAGGTGTAGACGATGGCAATCAGCATCCTGCATAATTTTCAGTCGACGATTCCGGACAAGGCCGTCGCGGGCCTGATCAAGCCGTCGCATTGGAACTCGCCGCACGCCTTGTCGCTCGATAGCGGGCGCATCGTCGGACGCACGGCGAGCGGTTCAGGCGCGGCAGAAGAAATCACGCCGACAGACGGGATTGAACTGGTTTCCGGCAATAAACTGCAACTCGCAGCAACGGGCGTTGAGGCCGGGACTTATATCAATGCAACGATTACCGTTGATGCGAAAGGGCGATTGACCGTCGTCACGAACGGCATCGATCCGAGTATCTATGCGACGCAAGCGGCGGCATCGGCCGCAGCAGCCGAAACGTCGGAAGAAAACGCCGCCACGAGTGAAGCGAACGCCGCGACCTCAGAGACGAATGCGGGAGCGAGCGCCACGGCTGCTGCGACGTCTGAGACGAACGCCGCCACGAGCGAGACCAACGCCGCAGCATCGGAATCGGCGGCGGCATCGAGCGCGTCTGCTGCTGCCACGTCGGAAAGCAACGCCGCGACGAGCGAGACAAATGCCGGGAACTCGGCAAGCGCTGCTTCGACCTCTGAGAGCAACGCGGCGGCATCGGCCAGCGCTGCATCAACGTCAGAAACCAATGCGGCGACGTCCGAGACGAATGCCGCCAACAGCGCATCAGCAGCAGCGGCAACGCTCGACGAGTTTGATGATATCTATCTCGGTTCCAAGGCATCCGATCCGAGCGTCGACAACGACGGGGATGCGCTCGTCGAGGGGCAACTCTATTGGAACACGACGGCGCACAATCTGCGCTTTTATAACGGCTCTGCATGGGTTGTATATTCGGCGGCAAGCGGCATCACGTCGGTTTCCGAGGATCCGGCCCCTGCTCTCGGCGGTGATCTGAACCTCAACGGCCATGTCATCACTGGCATGGTTATCGGAACCGATGTGCAGGGCTACAGCGCCAATTTGGCGAGCTGGTCGGCCGTCAGCCCGTCGAGCTATATCACGGCTGCGTCGGCCTCATCGGCGTTTCAACCGGCATCGGCCAATTTGACGAGCTGGGCCGCCGTTGTGCCATCGTCTTACCTGACGTCGGCCAGCGCATCATCCGCATTCCAGCCGCTCTCTGCCAATCTGACGTCATGGGCAGCGGTGGCGCCGTCATCTTACATCACCGCCGCATCGGCCAGCGCAGCGTTTCAGCCGCTCGCGGCAAATCTCACAGAATGGGCAACGCTCAATCCATCGAGCAACGGCGGTTCACTCGTCACGGCCGCCGACTATGCCGCCATGCGGACCCTGCTCGGGCTATCGCAGACGACGGACATGGTTTTTGTTATCGGTGACGGTCAAAACGCGATCACGACAGGCCTAAAAGGTTTTCTGCCGATCGATTTCGCGCACACGATTCAGCAATGGTCGATTGTCGGTGATGCGTCAGGCTCGGTTGTCATCGATATCTGGCGCGATACCTACGCCAATTTTCCGCCGACCGATGCGGACTCGATCACCGCATCGGCTCAGCCGACGATTTCATCAGCTCAGAAAGGGCAGAGCAGCACACTAACCGGCTGGTCGACGACCGGCGCCGCGAACACGGTCTACGGCATCAATATCGATAGTGTCAGCACGTTCAAGCAATTGACGCTCGTTCTCAAGGTGGCAAAAACCTGATGAACCTGCCGCCGAAAAACTCCTGGGAACTCCTACCGCCTGGCCGCAAGCATGAGCCTGCGATCGACGGCATGAAGCGCGTTCTCTTGAAGCGCAAGGGCAAGTCGCTTTCTACATGGTCGCGATGGTTTCTTATCGGCGCAATCGCGCTGAGCGTTCAAACGACGTATTGCCTGACCGTTGACGGCGATCTCAGCGTCGAGACCAAAACGCATGTCGTCAGTCGCGACACTGGCGATCGCCTGCCGATTGAGAAAAGCGTCACTGTTTTTCTGACGTCGACCGGCTCGCACACTTACACAATTCCCGGCGATTGGAGTGACAGCAATACGATCGCTTGCGTCGGTGGCGGTGGTAACGGCGGCGGCTTGAGGGCATCTGCCGCGCGTGCAACGGGCGGCGGCGGCGGTGCATATAGCGCCAGCACGCTGACGGGTTACAGTCCCGGCGATAGCATATCCTACAGCGTTGGCGCTGCCGGTGCTGACACTTGGTTCAGTTCGACCGGCACGCTGCTCGCAAAGGGCGGCGCAGACGGAAACACCGCGACCAGCGGCACACTATCAGGCGCCACTGGCGGACAAGCCTCATCCGGCGTCGGCACCACGAAAAGATCCGGCGGCGATGGCGGCGATTTAACGTCAACTTTTGCAAACTCTGGAACGGGCGGCGGCGGTGCCGGCGGACAGCATGGCGACGGCGTTGACGGCTCGAGTACCAGTTCGGGCCTGGGTAGTACGGCGGGCGGGCGTGGCGATAGCACGAGCGGCGGGACCGGCGGCGCATCCGGAGGCACGAACGGTTCTGCGGGAACAAACTTTGATGCGTCGCACGGATCTGGCGGCGGCGGCGGCGGCAATTTCGGAACGTCAGGCGCCATCTCCGCAGGCGACGGCGGTCTCTACGGCGGCGGCGGCGGCGGTGCCGTCAACAGCAACAGTTCTAGCGGTTCAGCGACTGGCGGCTCAGGCGCGCAAGGCATCATCTGGATCACCTATACCGCAACACCTTCCCCGACAGTCACGAGCGTAAGTCCGTCGAGCGGCAGCACGTCCGGCAATGAAAGCGTCACGATCACCGGCACGAATTTCACGAATGCGTCGGCGGTCAAGTTCGACACATTGAGCGCCACGAGCGTCGTCGTTGTCAACGCGACAATGATCACATGCCTGACGCCGGCACATGCCGCAGGCCTCGTCGACGTCTCTGTGACGACGCCGCCAGGCACCGGCACTGGGACCGATAAATATACTTACTTGTCAAGCGGCGTCACGTTTCGCGCTTACGTTTTTGGATAGGGCAACACGATGGATATTGAAAAGGAATTGGCGAAACAGATCGGGCATCTGACGCTCGAAATATACAAGCGCGAGGCGATCGTCGTCGCGCAAAGGAACGTGATTGCAGATCGCGACGAAACGATCCGCACACTGCGCATCGAATTGGACGCGGCGAAAGCGCCGAAACCGCAACCGCGCGTGCTTACCGACGAGGATCGTGCGGCCGTGAAAGATATGGCCGCCAGGGTTCGCGATCGGCGGGATGAGGAACACATCAACGGGGGACCGCACTAATGGCAACGACTGCAACGGTTCCGGCAACGATCCGGACCAACAACCCGGGCGCCATGTGGCCCGGCCCGTCTTCGAAGAAATTCGGTTCGACGACGTTCGACACGATCGGCGGCGGGAACAAGATCGCGATCTTTGACAATCCTGTCAGCGGCGCAGCGGCGCAGTTCGATCTGCTGGCGCGCAGCTATACCGGCATGACGCTCAAAGCGGCGATGAAAAAATGGACCGGCGGCAACAGTCCAGACGCTGAGATGGCGATGGTGCGCAAGTATGCCGATATCGGGCCGGACACGGTTTTAACAAGGGCTTTTCTGCAAAACCCGCTGATGGCGATTCCGTTCGCAAAGGGCATGGCAGAGAACGAAACCGGGAAGCCGTTCCCGTTGTCCGACGATGATTGGATGAAAGCGCACACGATGGCCTTTCCGGCCGCACCGAAAAACGGCGCAGGCAATTGGATGGACCTGGCGCGCACGGATCTCGGCGTCTCTGAGATTGCGGGCAAGGCTGACAATCCGCTCATTATGCAATGGTATGTCGACGTTGGCCATCCGGAAGTCCAGCACGACGAGACGCCGAACTGCGCGGCGTTTGTCGGCTCAAAGCTCAAGCGTGCCGGCATGGCATACCTCGAGACGTTGACGGCGCGCGATTATCTCAAATGCGGCACGCCTGTTGACGATCCCGAACCGGGCGATCTCGTCATTTTTTGGCGTAACAGTCCGTCGAGTTGGGAGGGGCACGTCGCATTCGTTGACACGGTGACGGCGAAGACGGTTCGCGCGCTCGGCGCCAATCAGGGGAACAAGGTTAGCGTCGCAAACTTCCCCAGATCGCAGGTGCTCGGTTTCCGCCGGCCCGTTCCGGCACAGAAACCGACGCTCGTCGCCATCAAGGAAAGTCCGTCGCTCAGAATGCAGGCTCTGGGCGTTGGCGGCATTGTCGTCGGCTATTTCATGGACGGCCTGCACTACGTCATCGACGGCGTTCAAACGGCGATGGGCATGGTGCCGGGCGTCAGTTCCGATCTTGATGCTTTCATGACGCCGGCAGAGCGGACAGCACACTCTCTCAACATTCCCTGGGGGCAGATCAGTCTAGCGATTGCCGCCGTCTGCATCGCATCGTCGATCATCCGTCAGATTCCGAGAAAGAGAACGCCATGATCAGCAGCTTATTTCACATGCTCTTACCGGCCTCGTTCTGGGGCTGGATCGGGGGCTCAACCGGGATCCTCATCCTGATCGTCGCCGCGCTCTATTTTTCGGGCGGCAGTAAACTCGTGCAGACGGTCGGGGAGCTTGTCGGCACCTTCGCCAAGCCGATCGCTGAAAAGCTCGGACAGTTTGCATCGAGCCTCATCACCTGGCTCGGTCAAGGCATGAAAGGCATCTGGGATAATCCGACGGTGCTTGTGCCGATGGTGCTCGTCATTGGGTTCAGCGTTCGCTACTTCGAAGGCCCGCAGATCGCGGCTAAGAAAGAGGCGCAGACGCAGCTCGCGCAATGTGTCGATCGCGAGACGAGAGCCAAGGCGACCGTGAAACGGAAAACGATCGCCACGAAAACGCATTCGGCGGACGCATGCACGTATCTGCCGTTCCTTTGTGATTAAGACGAGAGTTGCTGCGCACCTTGCCGGGCTTCAATTGCGCGGTAAACGGTGGCTCGCCCGCAGCCTAGCTCTTTTGAAACAGCCGTGGGACCGAGACCACGATCAAGCGCATTCCAAATGTCGCGCTCTGTCACCTTCCTCTTGCGCCCCTTATACTTTCCGGCAGCTCTGGCCCGTTGAATGCCTTCGATCTGCCGCTCGCGGATCCGCCCGCGTTCGAACTGGGCAACGCCAGCCATCAGCGTCAGCATCAATTCGGCGGCCGGAGTATCGGTGTTGGCCCACGGCTCTGCGAGGCTTTGGAACTTCACGCCGCGTTTTCCGAGATCGGTGATGATCGTCAGCATGTCGATCGTCGACCGTGCCAAGCGATCCAATTTTGCGACGATGATGACGTCACCGGCTTTAGCGAATTTCAGAAGCGACTGCAGTTCGGTTCGCTCGATGGTATCTTTACCGCTGACACGTTCCTCGAAAATGCGCTCGCAACCGGCGGCCGTCAGCGTCTCGCGCTGGACCGTGAGATCCTGATCCGTCGTCGACACGCGCGCATATCCGAGTTTCATGCTCAGCCCGTCCCGCCTGCGACGCATTCAAACGCGCCGTTGTGATCGTTTGTCGATCGGCCTTTCGTTAGGTGCGCAACCTTGCCGTATTTGGCGCAATGCGCGTCTGCGGCAGCGAGCACCTTGTCATTCGGATATGCGAGGCTGAGATCGATCAAGCCGCCGGTCTCGTTTCCAGTGACGGGCGGCGTTGCGGAACAGCCGCCGATCATCAGAGTTGCTGCAACGGTCGCGAGTAAACGTTTCATGCCCCTGCTCTCCCCTGCGTTGTATCAACCTACGCGGCCAGCTTGTACGCGGCGCGTGAGTCGGACGCCATTGCCGACGCGCCTGGATTTCACCTTTTCAACGATAACCTGATGCTGAGGCTCGAAAACCTGCTCAGCCGCATGGCGTGTCGCGAGCCTGCGTCCGTAATCGGTGACATGGCGCGGCAACCGTCTGGCGGGTGCCGGCATGTCTTCAAGGCGTTGGATGGCGTCGGCTTCCGCCTTGGCGTTTTGCCGCTTCAAATCTGGGAGATCGAGATCGGACAAGGCCCGGGCGCAATAGCGCGCTGATCTATTCGCGTTTGCCAACGTGGCAGCAAAGGTCTCAGCGTCGGCCTTGGTGAGCCGGAACAGATTGGTGATCTTGTCGAGCGTGTCGAAATTGGCAGGAACGCGAAACCATGCCTCGCCTATGATCTCAACCTTTCCCGTCGGATAGAAAACCAAAACGACATGCGTCCGCGCGTCCAGCATCAGCCTCTCCCGTCGTCGTCAGAATCTTTCCAGCGGCCATCAGCCAGCCATCCCATGCCTTTCAGGACCGTGGCAACGCTATAGGCGACGGCCATCTGCCAAAGAACGGGCGCCGGAACGATGAAATGAAACCAGATGACACCGAGCAACAGCCAGGCGACGAGAAAGTATTCGATCGCGTTGCCAATCCAGCGGAAGCAATGGGCAACGCGGTGCTGCAGGCTATCGAGCGGCGCCATGCGGGCTTGTCGCCGCGTCTGATGCGGGAGCCGCACCGGCATCGGCGGCGGTGTGTACACCTGCCCATAGTTGTATTCGCGATTAGAGCGCATGTTGTGCCCCTTCCCGTTTAGCGGCGCACGGCCGCAAGTTGAGCCAGAATTGTCGTGACTCCGATCTCAAAGCGAAGCCGGAGCAATGCAATGTCGCAGGCTAAACTTGTTTCTTGATTCAAGCGATTTGTCCCTTGCCGTATTTGCCGAACATCATATTGATCGCTTCGCGGGCAAAATCCTGCTGAGAAAACCCGCGTTCGAGACAGATGAGCTTGATCTGCGCCACGACGGCCGGATCGTGATAAGTGTTCCAGCCCTGTTTCCCGTCGCGGGCATACTTTTTGACCGGCGGCGCCGTGCTCAACGTTTTGTTGGCTACCGCCTTGCCGCCGATGCCCGCCAATCGCTCAGCTATCGATATCGTTTTCTGATCGTTGCTCATCACTTCACCTTAGCTCTTGCGGCTCTTTTCGACTTGAGGGATGGCTGGGCGTCCCCGCCGGTAATCTCGGCGTAAAGCGCCCGCAGCTCGTCGGATGCCTTGTCGCTGGCGAACATTTCGGTCACGCCTTTACCGTTGTTGATTGACGTCACAAACGGCTTGCGATGGCAGATGCCGGATGCCGCGCAGCGCAGGTTCATGTCGGCAATTGCGGTCGCGGCTTCTTTATAGGCCTCGACGGTGCCGGCGGTCGGCAGACCATTGATCACGGCGATCGCCCGATCTTTGGCCTTGCAGGCGTCGAGCAGCGCAACCGTATCGCGCAGCGCCCAGACGTCGAAAATGGATGATTGCGACGGGCAGAGGATCAGATCAGAGACCTTGA